ATCTGTAACCAAAAGATTAAATAATTATATTTCAAATGAATAATCTATCAAAAATAACTGATCCTCAGACGCAAATTAAATGGATGTGCTTTGACATATTTATAACGACAGATAATCAAGTGTTTGATCTTTCATTTAAGCCCATTAAAGAGAGATTAGTTGGTGGGAGTTATGGTTTTACGGTTGACGGAAAATTCAGGACAAAGAAATGGATTCGTGAAAATTGCGTGAATGTTTTAGGACGAGTTGAATTTTAAGTTTTGAGAAATATGTCATTTTTGCAAGTAATATGGATTATAGAGAAGATGATATAAATCATCCTTATTAGATGATTAAGATCATTGTAAGAAGGCTTTCGCTAATTTAAATTTGCATAACTAAATTTTAAGATCATGAAAATAAAAGATGCATACTTTGAAGTAGCCGATAAAAATCCGTTAGAAAAAGTGATCGAATTCGAGCAAGATGTTAATTTCACACATGGCTTGGAGCCTAGCCAAGCAATTGTTTCAAATATTGAACTTGATAAAGAACTTGAAAAAGAATTTATATGAAAACATTACTAATAATCATTTTATTTTCGCTATCTTTGAATAGCATAGCGCAGCAACCGATAGAAATTAAGCCTAAGAAAGACTGGACGATGGTACAGTATCATATTTCAAATGCTTATTATTATTCAACCCTTATTTTTGCAGGTTATGAAATTGGTAGTGCAACCATGCAAACAAAAAATCCAAAATTAAGCATCCACAAAGTCGAAATTGGGTTAATTTCAGTTGCGATAATGGTTAGTGTCAAAATACCACTTGACGTCAAATTCAAGAAGAAAACAAGGCTTTCTTTGTTGATAGATTAATTTGTAATTGGAATTTAAGTTAACTATATTTGCGCTCAGATAATTACATGGAATGTTTGTTTATGATGAAGATGAGATTTTTTGGTTAGTTCCGGTTTATAGAAAAGAAACCTTTTTAAGATCGGATGATATTGTTTTCTCAAATCTCGAAGTAATCTGGTTGAATTAATTACAAGTAATTTTTTTTATTTAGATTTGCTAACATAATTAGCAAAAGAATAAAATGGCAAAAATTGACAAACAAATAATCATTGATTCTATTGCCTTTTCATTTAAAGAAGGTAAAAAAAGAAATGATATTTTGCCCAAAATTGTCAAAAAATTCAAAATATCTTCAAGGACTTTTGACAGATTGGCGATAATTGCCAAAAAACAAAATGAAGGTGCTATAAAAAAAAATAATAATAACGTAGGCAGGCCAACTAAATTTAATCAAGAAACATGCGATAAGATTCTTGATTTAATTTCAACAACAAATAGAGGTTTAGCTTCCATTTGCAAAGAGTTAAATATAACATGTTCAACGGTTTTCAAATGGATTACTGATAATAAAGAATTTTCTGATAATTACGCGCGCGCGCGCGAGGCTCAAGCTGATTTCTTAGCTGATGAAATATTAGAAATATCGGAACATACAAAAGAAGATCAAACGCCATTTACAGGAATAAATGTTATACAACGCGATAAACTAAGAATTGATACACGTAAATGGATTGCATCGAAATTGAAACCTAAAAAATATGGCGATAAATTAGATTTAACATCAGGCGGCGATAAACTTCCCGATAAACCAAATTTTGTAATTCAATGCTTAAACTCAGATATTCCAATCATTGAAAGCACTTCAGAAAATGAATAATGCAAACTGGGCCATTATATTCAAAATTAAAAACCTGTGATAAAAAAATTATAATTTGCCAAGGCGGTGGTGATGCTGGCAAAACAAGTGATATTCTTAAATTCTTGGCCACCGATTCTATTGAAACCCCAAATACAATCACTACTGTTACAGGAATGGATTTGCCAAATTTGAGAAAAGGGGCTTTGTTGATATTCCAAAAATATATAGAGCCACTTCCTGAAATAAGAATGTTTATAAAATCATTTAATGATCAACAAAATATTTATAAATTTCATAACGGTTCGTTTATTCAATTTAGTGGTTTTGGTAATGAATTAGATGCAAGGGGAAGTGAAAGGGATAATCTTTTTATAAACGAATGTAATACAAAACCATATATGTTTTTTTGGCAATTAAACCGAAAAACAAGAAGGCATTCATTTTTAGACTATAACCCAACTTCAAAATTTTGGGTACATGATAAGCTTTTACAACCTGGTAATAAAGAATTTGAAGGTAAAGTAACGAGATTTATTATCGACCATAGGCATAACCCTTTTCTTTCAAAAGAAGATCATGAGGCTTATGAAAATATATCCGATCCTGATTTATTCCGGGTATATTCCCGCGGATTAACCGGTAAGATCAAGGGCTTAATATTTGGGCATTTCAGGGAGATAGAAAGATTTCCCGATGATTGTAATGAAATAATCTATGGCATTGATTTTGGTTATACAAATGACCAGACTGCCCTTGTGAAAATTGGCATTAAGCCGCGTCAAAGATTTTGCGAATTGCTTTGTTATGAACCAGGTATTCAACCCGAACGAATTTATGAAATATTAAAAGCAAGCGGACATACAAGCGAAGTAATTTATAGCGAACATGATAAAAATATTATCATTCAATTAAGAAGATTAGGTTTGCCGGTTAATGCAGCACATAAAGGACCAGGAAGTGTCGCCGCCGGAATTTCAAAAGTCCGTGGGTATGAATGCTTTTATGTCAAGAATTCTGATTTTAAGAATGAACTTGATAATTGGAAGTTTGTAACCTTTCAGGAACTTTCAAGCGGTAAAGAAATTCAATCAAATGTCCCTCAAGATGGCAATGATCATGCATGTCAGGCCTCAATTTATGGAATATATAGTCATTCATTCAGAAGGCTTGATTGATTTTGCTAATTATGTTAGCAAATCTGAATAAAAAATTATACATTTGCATATCTAAAGTCCAGCAAAATTTCATTTATGGATATTTTCAATTATCTTATTGAACAAAGAAAACAGCGAAAGATTAAGCAAGAAAACCTTGCGATATTCTTGAAGGTTACTAAAGTAACTATAAGCAGATATGAGAATAAGAAACGTGACATGCCTTATCGCTTAATGGTTAAATATGCCGAATTTTTAGGTTATGAATTAAAACTTCAGGTAAAATGAATCACGATATTTTAATAGTTGTCATTACTTGTTCTTTATATTTTATAATAAACGCAATAAGCTTATTTATCATATTTAAACCACGAAAGATAAAATGATCCGCTTAAAAATATATCTCAGACTTTTTTTTGCTTGTTTATATGGCTATCCGCAATTATTCTTCAGGAGAGCTATTCGGTTTTTTACTCTTCAAAAAAGAGTGAAGGCCAACATTATGAAGGCAGAAAAAGAATATGCTAGGCTCGAAATAGCTAAGGCGAAAGGTCATTATAAAACAGATAAATCTTTGACTGAAGTTAATGAGCAACAATTAAGACTTAGGCAATTATCATTATATTTACAGAGTTTATTATAAAAAATTAGGGTAACTATATACAACTTGGGACAACGGTTAAAAACAAATCAATTATAATTTAGGTTTTATGGGTACATTTTTTGTTATAAAAATCAGTGAATCTTGATTTACCAAATTATTGTTGCCAATAATATTGATAATCTTTGATTCTTTAGATTTTGATAATATTGATAAAATCAATAAAATGCAAAAGTAGCTAAAAGAAATATCAAATACATTAAAATAATTATTATGATGAATAGAATTAAATTTACACCCGCAAAACAAGTTTATGATGCTATTTATAAAGAAGAGCGTGATAAACGCCCAATAGTTATGATTAAATTTATTTATAAATCTTTTGATAATATTAATACTTTTGGCCAGATTGCAATTCCATTATTAGAAAACTATAAGTTTAAGGCACTTTTAAAAATGAAAGATATTGAATCTCGACCTGGATTTCAATTTTGGATAGATTCTGAAGAAGGTAAAAAATTTGTAGGTAATTTACGTCTATTCCCAGATCATACAAAATCTTTGCCTCCGCCAAGTTCATTAAATCATTAGAAAAATGAAAACAGAAAAATCATCACAAGGAGATTTTATGGTTTTTGAAACTACAGCTAGAAAAGTTTATGCAAATAATCTCATAATAGGGATTGATCCCAAATTAAATATTACAGAAGGATATGATGGCAGATTTGGTGATCATAAATTAACAAAAGAGGAGGTAATAGAATTGTCGGATTATATGATAAAAGCATGGCAAAGATTTAAACAAAAACATACTATATAAAAGCATGAAATTAATAAAGCAATTATTTTGGCCTATATATATTCATATCGAACAATGGTTTGTTTTAAGATACGCCAAAAGGCATAGTGAATATAAGAGAAGTTTAGGATTGAATAATAAATACAATCAACAATCTCGCATTGAGGTCTTAAATGATTCTTTAAAATTTGAATTCATTATTTCTGAGATTGAAAACGCGAAGGCTCAAGAGAAATTATTTAAACTATCATCTAAGTCTGGCAGAGCATTAATTTGGAAAGATTCTGAATTTCTGTATGTTTAATCAAGAAATCTTAAGATCGAATCTTGTTTAAAATTATTTTATTTTCAAAATCATTGCAATATTCAAAATATTGCTAACTTTGTTAGCAAATTAATAATAAATGAACCTGATTAAATTACCTCAATCAGTTCTTAATTTACTTATTCAACGGGTTTTAGACGAAAAAACTGCCGAATATTTTTATCAGTCAGCCTCAAATTGGTGCCGCTTAAAAGGATATTCAGGGGGTGAAAAATACTTTAGAAAAGAAGCTTATCAAGAAAAAAAGCATTTTAAGAAGCTTACAGGATATATAACTGATTGGGGCTCACAAGTTGAATTGCCTGCAATAATTTCACCGGCCAATGATTTTGAAAGCATTCAGGATATTCTTGAAAGGGCTTATCAAATGGAATATGATTTGATGCTTGCTTATCAGGAAATCAGCCAAACGATATTTACAAGCCATTTAGTGACGTTCGACTTTCTAGGATACTACAGAAATATACAAAACGAGAGTGTCATCGAATATGCAACGTTACTAAATAAGCTTGCACTTTATGCTCATGAAGATGTTATTTTCTTTGATAATGAAGTGTTAGCGGCATGAAATATTTATTGTTAATAATTTGGATGTTATGTTTCCCTGTTGTAAATGCGTTTACAAATTATCTGGCATTCAAATCTAATATTAAAATAGCTCCAGTTTCTCATATTATCAATTTAATTATTTGGTTATTCGTAGGTTATATATTATATAAAGGATGATTTCAGTTAAATGTACATCATGTGGTAAGGTCCTTTTTGAGGCTGAATTAAAAGAAGGCACCGTTATGAAGAAATGCAAATGTGGTGTAATGAATACATTTACAATAACAAAGCCAGCGAACCGGCCATTTCAAGATAGACTTGAATTAGCCACAAAATAGCGTTCCAGAGCTAAAAAATATAAGCGCCCAATTTAGCGGCCAATGATTCTTAATAGGGATTATTGGCCGTTTTTTATTTTAAAATGACTATAGGACAAAGATTACAGAGAGTTGGTAAAAATTTTTCGCAAGGATTAAATCTTGCGGCAAAATCTCTTGTTGTCGATGTTGTAAATAATGCCAGCTATCGTGGTGAAGGCGCTAATGATGGTGGCATGTGGTTTTTTGGTAATAATGGGATTGATCTTCATTTCAACTATACTGGACATAAAAGCGCAATTGAAGCAATGAATAGTTGCCCTCCGGTTTCTTCCGTAATCACAAAAAAAGTACAGGCCCATATCAATGGCATAACCAAGATTGAGAATTCGAAGGGATCGGATGCAAATTCACCTGAAGCAAAAAAACTAAAAGCATTATTAAAAAATCCAAATCCATTGCAGACATGGAAACAGTTTGAAGCACAAACGATGTTCTATGTGAATCTGTTTGGATATACAATGATCCTACCTATCAAACCTTATGGATTTTCTAATATTGATGCAACAGCACTATGGAATATCCCTCCTTTCATGATTGATATTAAAGAAACGAAAGAACTTTTCTTTAACAATCCAAAAGGAATTATTGGAAAAATCATTCTTACCTACAAGGGAATAAGAACAGAATTAAACCCTGAAGATATTGTTATCATTGAAGATTTCGTCCCTTCTTTTGATTCGCTGGTTATTCCTGAAAGCAGGCTTAAAGCGGTATCATTACCAATAAATAATATTATTGGTGCTTATGAAAGCCGTGGCCATTTAATCAATAATCGTGGTGCCCGTGGAATACTTTCTCCTGAAACCGATCAAATGGGTACGGTTGCCTTAATGCCTTCAGATAAAGAAGCCCTTCAAAATGATTTTGCAAAATATGGACTGAAAAAAAATCAATGGCAAGTCATTATAACTAATGCGGCCTTGAAATGGCAACAAATGGGTTGGGCCACAAAAGATTTAATGTTGTTTGAAGAAATCGCAGATGATACGGCAAAGATTTGCGATGCACTAGCTTATCCGTTTAAACTTTTGGGTTCAGAAGCTTCAACAAATCTTAATGCTTCTGATGCAAAGCATTATAAAAAGATGCTTTATGAAGATACAATCATCCCGGAAGCAAATAATTTATATGAACAATTAAATCAATTATTCGGTCTTGAGGCCTTGAATTTAGTCCTAAGAAAAGATTATAGCCATCTTGGGATTATGCAGGATGACATAAATCAAAGTAGCCAGACTTATTATCGATTGAATCAGTCCGCACAGATGATGTTCTTGATGGATATGATCACTCAGAACCAATATAGAAAAATCATATCAACGGTTAAAGTTTTTGGTGAAATTCCTATCACTGATGATGGTGATGTTAAATATTCAGACATAAAAGACAAGATTGGAAAAGCTACATTAAAAGCTGGTGAAATAAGTCAGGTTGATCCAGGTGATGAAGGTACGGTTGATCCAAATAATAAACAGTTTTCAAACCAAAGGTCAATAAAGAATTTAAATGAGCCAATTCTAAATATTCTTGAGTTTCCTGAATTACGACAAGTTTTCAATTTCGATTGTGGCGCAAGTGCATTTCAATCTGTATTTGTTTACTATGGAATTGAAAAACGTGAAGATTTTATACTTCAAAAATTAGAAGCTCAACATTCTGATGTTTTTGATAATGGCGTTCATTTAGCTTCTATTATAAATCTTTCTTCTGACTATGGAGTCAGTGCAGTATTAAAGCAAGGATTAGTTGCTAATAACTTACTTCAATACATAAATTCTGGTTCGCCAGTTATTGTTTTGTTACAAGCCTGGCGTGATGATAATAATAAGCTTACCTGGTCAGACGATTATCGCGATGGTCATTATGTTGTGGCGATTGGTTATACAAAAGATAAAATAATATTCAGCGATCCGTCCTCATTTTATCGCACATTCTTAAGTTTTGATGAATTAAATGAACGTTGGCACGCTATTGATGATGAAGGCAATAAAAATGTTGTTTCTAAGGCTATTGTTTTCTCAGGCCAAAAAAGATTTGATAGCACAAATTTAGAACATATGGATTAATAATAAAGATATGAAAACCGCACCGATTATTAAGGGGCGAAACTTTGATAAGCCAGTCTTTGAAAAGTTTCTCAAATTCAATTTAAAGGACATCACAGTTGATGAAACCAGTCGCAAAGTGTCAGGCTATTTAGCTGTTTTCAATAATAAAGATGACGATGGCGATATTCTAATCAAGGGATGTTTCGCAAAATCAATCCGTGATCGTGGACCACAATCAAATACAAATCGAAAGATAGCATTTCTCTGGCAGCATGATATGAAAGACCCAATAGGCCGATTCACAGTCCTTCGTGAAGATGACTATGGTCTTTATTTCGAAGCTATTTTGGATAAAGGAGTCGAATCCGCTGACCGTACATTGATACAATTGCAATCAGGGACTATCGATCAATTCTCAATTGGTTATTTATATGTCTGGGAAAATTGCGAATATGACTCAAACCAGAATGCTTTAATCTGCAAAGAGCTCAATCTATTTGAAGGCTCAGTAGTCACTTTGGGCTGCAATGAACTCACCTATTTTGCCGGAATGAAATCAGCACAGAAGATTGAAAAGCAAATTGAAATCCGCAATGCTACTGAGTCATTTATTAAATCTCTGCCAAATCAATTTCAATACGAAGCACGTCAAATGTTTGCAAAAAATATTGATCTGGCTTTAGCTATGAAGAAAAAGACTGCACCCCAAGATCAGGTTGATGATGAAACAGACGATACTGATGCGACGGATGGTGAAAACGTGAATATAAAATGCATCAAGGAAGCTATGGGAAACCTCAATGAGGGGATGGATATAGCTAATGATTATGCTGATGAAATCGACAATCCTGATTTGCAGGATTCATTAAAAGATATGAAAGAATCGCACAAAGGGCACTTGAAAAAGATGAAGGCCCATTTAACGATATTAGGAGGCAAATCACTTGAATTTAATCAAGCCGGAGATCCACTTGATACGAAACACGAGCCGAGAATGCCTGAGTTTAATTTATTCAATCATTTAACACTCGAAGAAAAATGAAATTTAAAATTAAAGAAGAAGGATTGACCGGCGAAGTCCTTAAATCAGCACAGCAATTCAATGCATTGCTGGCTCAAATGCCGGAATCTGTCACAAATGAAGAAGTAGAAGCAAAGCTAAAATCTGCATTTGGTGATATTACCGCCGAAAGTTTAAAAACATTGGCTTCACAGCTTGATGAAAAAACCGAAGGCACTCTGAAAAACATCCTTGCTAAGCAAGGTGAAGAAATAAATAAGCTGCGCGCTAAAACATCTAATTCAGGTGGTTTTGTAAAAAGCATGCTGCAGTTTATTTCTGAAAAGAAAGAACGCTTGGCCGAGATTAAAAAAGCAAAGTCAGGAGTTGAAGAATATCATTTCAAAAGTGTAACAAGTATTTC